CAGACCCAATGCCTATCGAATTAGTGCCACTAGCCGATGAAAGATCGCCTATGGCGATTGCAGAGTCCCCACTCGCTGTTGCAGATGGACCTATAGCAGTTGCAGATGCCCCACTTGCTGTTGCAGATGGACCTATAGCAGTTGCTGAAGAGGCTGTAGCATCAGCACTATATCCATAAGAGGTGGCATTAGTAGCTGTGGCAGTGGCCTGTCTGCCTATAGCAGTACTTAGTGATCCTGTAGCTGAGCAAGAACTACCTATTGCAACTGAATACCCAGAGGCACTACCCGTTGAAAGAGATGTATCTCCAATAGCTATAGTAAATGGATTAGTTGCTGAGGCTCCATTACCTATAGCAATTCCTTTATTACCAGCAGCACTAGCTCCAGAACTAATAGCTACTGAGTCTGCTCCAGATGCGACAGTATTATAACCAATACCTACTCCAGCTTGTCCAGCAGTTGCTCCAGTATATCCAATACGTATAGAGTATGGAGCAGATGCAGTAACAGAAGCACCTATAGCTAAAGCTTGTGTGTTAGATGCAGCAGCAGTATGTCCTATGGATACTCCATCTACAGCAGTTGCAGAAGAAGTAGAACCTATGGCTATAGCAGTATTTGCCGTTACATTAGCTCCATTAATAGATATAGAGTCTGTTAGATCTATGGCTTGATTTTGAAATAAATTATTTAAAGTAGCTTTGGTTATTTTACCTCCTATACTAGATCCAGGAGGCCATGTAAAGTTTGTAGTTCCTTCTTGTGCTCTAGAAACTGTTAGTGTATTACCAGTTCTTGCTGTTAATTTAACTATTTCAACACTACCAGAATTATTAATTGTAAGCAATTCAAAATTAGTTCCAGTAGGTGAGGAAAATACAGAACCATCTGTAACTGATATAGATGTATCTGTTGGAGACACTACACTACTAATTGTAGTTAATCCATTATTAGAATATAATTGTTTTTGCATTATTTCCTTCTTAATTCTGTATTTATATATTATTTATTTTGAGTATAATGATAGTTTAACATCATTATAGTTATCTAACGTTCTTTGATATATAATAGTAGGCTGTACTGTCTTATTTTTTATTGGAAAAATTAACATAGTCTTATCAACTATTATTGCATAGAGTTTGTCTGTATATGCATATACCTTTCCTAATTGTGGTGAGTACTGAGAAAAATCATTATAAGGATTAGAGGTAATAACAGTACCAGAAGGTGTAGATGATCCTATTGCTACAGATATTGTAATATTAAAAGAATAAGGCAATGTGTTAAAATCTATCTGTTCGTATACCTTAGTTCCTGCAATATATACATTCTTTCTTGAACTTTCAGAGGTTGTATACCCATATCCTACACTATCAGTAAATGGATAGCCAAATGTTGTATAAGTACTAGTATCCCCTGTTATATTAAATCGATATTCATTATCAACAATAACTTGAGAATCAGCAAATATAATGCTATGATTCTCTGTATCTATATTAGTAATATGAGAGACACTATATGGTAAACTCCCCGATGCACTATGATCTGTATCTGATATAGAGTGTCCAGAAAACAAGGAGATATCATCAATACTATCCCTACGTAATCTAGAAAATGTTTCTAATATACTACTATGGGAACTAGAATTATAACTAAGATTAGGTGTAGAATAACTTGATGATACAGAGGCTGTACCCAACTCATTATGTTTTATAATAGGAATACAAAAACTATTAAAAGTATTTGTTATCTGAGGATCTATATAGTAAGAATCTAAATTTATTGTAGAAATGGATATATCTTTTGTATAATTTAGATTATCTGTATGTGTAGTAGTTGTAGTGGTCTCTACAGTTGGTGAACTTTTATTTGTATTTACTGTAGATAAATCTTTTAACTTTATTATAGATAAAATATTATCATAGATAAGTATAAGTTCATTAACCCCGTTTGAGTTTGTTATTATATTACCTCCACTAAATTCTAAGCAAGATACTTCTAATATACTTGTAAATACTAAGTTAGAGTCAATAACAGAAAAAGAATATACCTTTAATAGGGTTAGAGAAAAATCTATAACTAACAGATATCCAGAAGATTTAGAGGATAGTGCAACTGAAAGTACTAACCAAGAGTCTGATATTTCAGAAATATTATATTCTACACCATGCATAAACAAAGAGTTGTTTTCTATTGAACATGCTAAATCTTTATCATTAGTCCAAGAAAAATCAAATCCTGTTGGTTTATTAAAAGGATCTAATACTACCTCATTTCCTTTTAGAATAGCCTTAAATATTCCTTCTGGAAGTTTTATTATTAATTCAATATTACCAATTTCTTCAATACCTACTCCACCACCAAATATCTGAACATTACCAGTTCTATGAGAATAATTATTTTCTTTACGTGTTATAGCAGAAATATGGGAACCATCTTCTAGCCCTAAATTATCAAACATAGTACCAATACTACCCACATCTGCTCTTCTAACTAGACTATTATAAAACTGTAATGCCCTAGATCTAAGAGATTGTGCTTTAAGTTTATTACCGCTAAAAGAGAAAGATGGAGGTATGTTCATATATTATGTAGAAGATACAGTTAAAGCATAGGTAACATTTAAAATATCACCAGTTAACATATTTCTTACTGAAGTAAACTTAGAAGCCGCTAATAATACACCAGAAGTTCCTGATTGCACTGATGAGCTAGATAAGAATGCACCATAAATAGGAATATCACTAGCAAATGTTAGTGCAGCAGGTGATGCTGTGTTTGTAATTGTCTTGGCAGAAGCTCCCGCATCAGTCCATATAGGACGAGTAGTATTCGTAAGTTCTGCATCAGCTTCATTAGCTACTCCCGCACCTGGGAAAGTTGCCATTACATTAGTAGTTATAGGGGTATAGTTATTTTTAAATAAACCTACATACCATGCAGTAATAACTGCTCCACCAGATAAAGCAGCATCTAACATATAATTTAGACCTTCATCTACTACTATATTTGGTTGTTCCCATTGATCAATAATTTTTCCATTCCTAACTTGAGAGAAAGTGAAAATACCACCAATTTTAGTTTGTTCTTTCATTTATATTACCTTTAATTAATTGTTGTTGTAATAGAGTCAGATATAAACATATTACTTCGTGATAAGTTTCTACCACTTATAATACTTGTTTCTATTAGATCACCAACAACAGAATTGTTGGGATTTTCATTTGTCTTTAGTATTGACAGATATTGATTCATCCCCTCATCTTGAAGAAACAAGGAAGTACCAAAGTCTGCTGATTCTAAATTTATATTCTCAGACGTTAGATTAATTACCATCCCTTGATTAAAGAGGATGAATATACCTAAATCTGAGCTTACAAACCACTTATAACCTACTGGGACATTATCCATGTGAATATAACTTCCACTTATCTTAACAGAAGTACCTGGAATAATATTAATATCTTCCTTGGTTATTCTTCTAAATTCTGTAGGCTCATTACCAGAAAGATAATATAGTTTATCAGATCCTATCCATATACCATCTTCAACTGGCATTATCTCTTTAATTATGTCTGGGAACTCTATATAGTTAGAATCTAGTTTAAAGTGCTGATATTGATATTTTTCAGAATACCATAAGATATTATTATCTGCTATATACAGCCTACCATTATAATATTTAACTAAATGTCCTTTAGGTGGAGCATCTAAATTAAAAGTTCTTAATGGATTTACTAATCTATCTTGAGAGGTTATGGTATAAGTTGAATTTAAATTAGATATTCCAGAGAAATAAAGAATCATACCATCTTGAGTAGAACAATATATTCTAGCGTATATAATATCTGGATCTGAATGATTTGGGATGAATAAAGATATTCCAGAATTATCAGTAAGTGTAATTGTAGATGCAACACCTGTGCCAGATTCTATTCCATCTTCTCTTACATAAGTGAAGGTAACTTGATAAGTTCCTGCTGGTAAAGATCCATTTACTTTAGATAATATGGGAGAAAGATAGTTTCTTTCTATTCCCCAACTTTTAAGTAATCCATTATCTAATAATCCAGAGTAAGATATAGAAGAAAAATATATAATATTATCTACCTCTTCGAAAGATATTTTATCTAATCCAACTCCATTTTTGATAGTGGTGAGACTATAGTTCTTATCTATGTTTACTAGATTATTATCTTTTACTGCCAGACAGATGGTATTATTTTGATTTGTCCATAGAGAGGTGTAATCTCCAGAATCTTTTAAGGTATATCCTTTTCTTTTAGAGATACCACCATACTTATCTATATTAACATTTAAAGCTTTCTTTAAGTATTCAGCAGGAGTACTCTCTGGACCTACAATATTATTAATACCTTTCCAGCTTTTAAAACTTGTAGTTTTAGAGTGTTTCGGCATCAGAGAATCTCATGAGTTGTATTAGTTGTTTTGATTTAGTTGGATAAATAGATCTATAGGGAATAGGCTTCTTAGGTCTATTAGTTTTTTCTTTTCTATAGGTTTTAGCCACAGTTTCTACCAAATTCTATTTTCATATTAGTTATTTTGTAATCTAATTCTACTTCCATAATTGGGCTGTCTTATTCCACCATAGTTTATAGGTCTATTGGCTGTATGTGATTTTCTCATTGCACCGTAAGATGAAACTGGAGGAAACTCAGCATCAAATAGTGCTAGGTAAGTCATAGCTCTTTTAGGGTCCATAGTATTTGCCTCATCCTTCATATAGCACAAATGGGCTGCATAGAATAACATTGGTAAATGAAACTCTATTCTTAATTCTGGATATGCTAATGGAGCACTCCAACTTAAAGGAGTACTTGGTAATCTAAAGTACATATAGGTTACTGTATCATTCTCTACTGGAGTAGGATAGAATGTTATAGTATTTTGTTCCATATCTACTACATACACCCTAGGAATATTAATCTCAGTAAAGAGAGTTTCATCGTTCCAAAGAGCATCTATATCTGTCTTATCCAGGGGTTTACCATTAGATAACTTAACCAATAACACTTCTAAACACTCTACCGGAAGAGTATAAGAGTTTATAGGGGTAGGGGTTGCTATAAGCGAGAGAGTTCCTATAGTCTTTATTGGATGGGTTCTACGATATACTAACGTAATAGCTTCATTAATATTATTAATAAGCTCTTCATTAGTCCATCTTAATTGAATAGAGTCGAAATCATTCTCACTAAAGTTTTCCCAATCAGCCCCCTCACCACCAGTATCATCTAGTATGTTCGTTCTGAGATAAGACACTAACTCTTTAGTATTCATTATTTACCTTCATTTTCTGTTATGATCTCGTCCCATATCTCATCCATAAGATCTCTTTTAATTGGTTGTTTTATAAGAGATACTACTTTTCTTTGAATCAGTCTATCTTTTGCGTCTAGGAAGGTAACTGGATTAGCATAGATAGTACGCATTTTATCCTTAATTGCTTCTCTTTCTTTATTTGCTTTGATAATAGCCTCTTGTTTCTTTTCTTCTATAAAAGTACTTACTGATTCTATTTTCATATCTTCAGCCTGAGCACCACTAGAGTAAGCAGCAGACCACAAGAATTCAGGAACATCTCTAAATTCATGTCCTAATATCATTACGTGTCCAAGGAGATTTGTTATTCTTATCTCACCTTTAGGACTTCTAAACTTTTTATATTGCATAGTATTATTTTTTTATATAGAAGAAACCCCATAGCCCTATATTTCTATAAGTACTATGGGGTCTAGAATTAACCTTGAGAGAATTTAGCTCTTTTATTAACTATATATTCTATAATTAATCTGGCTTTACCTAAGGTTGGAGCAAGAGTGGTGGTAGCAGCAGCATCCCATATAACATCAACAGTATCTGCGGTAGTCAATACAGTACCTACAGGAACTACACTAACCAACGTACCTACTACATCTGCATCTACAGAAGCTATATAACCTACAGCACCAATCTGAGCAACTAAGGTATCAGCAGGAACTACAGCATCAACTAGAGTTGCAGCACCCCATGCACCATTTGCATGAGTTTCTGTAGTGTCTAGAGCATTATGTGCAGCAGAAGTTAATTTAGACGTAACTGTTAAAGCATGAACGCCATCAGATACAGCAGTAACTTCAGGATGAACAGTGGTTAATGATCCATAAGTAGTTCCAGCACCAGCACCTAAATTAATAGCAGCAGCCAAGTTATTGAGAGATGCGGCTTCATCAGCACCTATTAATACCTCAAATGCTGTCGTAGAGGCTGTTAGCGCCGTTTTAAACGTATAGACTGTAGTGCCTATGGTTACTGTATTAGTATCCGCAGGAGCAGCAGAGGAGGTCAGAACACCATATGCTCTAACAGCTTCTGTATTAAATGCTTCAACAATTGACAAATTACCACCAACCACCAAAGCACCTTCAGGAAGATCTATAGCCTCTAAAGTTACAGCAGTACCTGTTCCAATAACAGTAGTAGCAAAATCTGTTGCATTAATATCTATAATTGCACTAATTACTTCTTGACGATCAGATTTCTTTGTGATAGCCATAGTAATTAACCTTGTGAGAATTCAGCACGATTAACAACAATATATAACACTACTAATTCAGCAGTACCAGCAGCAGAAGGATCAGCAACAGTAATAGCCACATCAATTGTATCAGGAGCTGGATAAACATAACCTGTAGGTACTAAAGCTGTAAGAGCTACAGCAGCACCATCTACAGCAGTTGCATAACGCGTTGATAGTACACCATCTCCAATATTAACATCCACAGTAGCTGTAGTTGCGTCAGAGATATTAACATATCCACCAACCACAACAGCGCCTTCTGGTACATCAATTGCAGGGTAAACCCCAATAACGCCAACATCACCAGCAGTAGCAAACGTAAAGTCTACTTTAGCTGCAATGACCTCTTGGCGTCCATAATTTTTTGTAATACTCATTTATTCTTTCCTATTAATTATTAGTTAATTGAAAGATTTAGCACTTCTTCTTTTTTGCAGGAGCTTTAGGCTTCATAGAAGGTGTCATCTTTCCTTTCATTATAGAGCCATTTGGCATCTTATGAGTTGTTTGTGTTTTAGCCATTAGTACATACCCTTCATAGGCATTTTACTTTTTGAAGGCATTTTATCCTTCATAGGCATCTTACCTTTTATAGGTGCTTTTGGCATTGGTAGTTTTTTAGTTAGTTTCTTTGGCATATTATATTCCTATATGATTTAATTTACCATGTTGAACACTATGAATTAATACAGCATTATTATAGGCTAATGCAGCCTCTTCTTCAGTAGCAAAAGAACCTAGATATATCCTTGGTTTTCCAGTTGGTTTTAATCTAGCAATCCAGGGTTTTCCTGCATTCATTAGATTACTTTGTTTACCTGCCCAGATAACTCCACGATATTTAGATTTACCTTTAGTTGATATATGATTAAGTTGATTTTCAGATGAATTGACTAATCTAAGATTACTTTTTTGATTATTAAGTGTATTACCATCTATATGATCCACTTGGATTTGATTCTTTTTAGGTCCGGAACCTTTCCCTACTATAGGTTTAAAACCCATAAGAAATCTATGCATTCCCCCTAAATTTAGGTTGTGGGCATACTTACCATTTAGATGCCATCTGTACTTAGATAACTCTAGATAATCCTCATCATCAACATACGTAAAAGTGCCTTTTGTTAATTGTATTTCTTTCATGTATAGATACCAGTTGAATAAATAAATTAGACAACTGGTAGACCTATTGGTTCAATAATCTAGTATGTTAGATCTATATGGCATGATCTACAGCCAATACACCGAAATCTTCTACACTCTTATCATAGATAGAGTAGAATTTAGGTTTCAAGAAACCAAACAT